GGCCCCGACGAAATCACGAGCGCCGCAATGGTGGCGCAGGGCGCATCACGGGAGGCCCGCTACATCATCGCGGGTAACGCAAGGATGAGCGAGGCCGTTAGCGAGGTGGGCGACTCGCTGGCCGACGCCGTGGACGGCGCGGAAGCCGCCGCGTTCGACGCATGGGAGGCGACGGCATGACCACCTACGACCCCAGCACGGTCCCCGCCGCAACAGGTGGGTGGGTTCTCGTGGCCGACGTTCCGGGCGGCATAAACCTGATGACGGCGAAGGAGACCGGCAGGCCCGGACCTGTCGTGATGACGCCGGAGGAGGTAGCCACCCTGATTGACGCGCTGCGGCCTCACGCCGCCTAGCACCACCCGCCCCCGCCGATAGGCGGTCAGGAGCGCGGTTCGATTCCGCGCCGGGGGCATCGGCGACCATCGCCGGCGCGTCTGCTACACTAGACGCAAGCAGGGCAGGACCAGCAGCACCGCAGGACCAACAATCGCAACCCTTCCGAAATGAGGTACATACGATGCACGTTGCCGTAACGATTGAGGCGAACAACGACCCGAGCGGGAACCCCCGCCGTGGCTGGATCGTCCGAGAAGTGCGCGAGGGCGAGAAGTACGCCTACAGCGCCGCGGTGTTCGTTCCTTCCGAATACGGCGGTTCGTCGAATCTGGGCGAAGCTTTCCCGGGTGGCGTCGTCGTCATTGCCACCGTCCAAGTGACGACCCGCGAGTATCTGAACCGCTGTCGCACCAGCGACGGTTACACCTACGCATGGAAGCGCGGCCCGGTTGTGTTCGCAGCCGACGGCACCGTGGAGGTGCCCGCATGAACCTGTCACACGCCATCACAGTCGAGGTAACTGTCACCTACGGTGGCGACGACCGCGTAGCCGCAGAGCGCGAAGCGGTGGACGACATTCGTCGCACACTCGCAGCCGCAGGCATTGACACCACCGCTCGCGCGACGTTCACCTACACCGAGGACGACGACACCGGCGACGTGCTGCACGAAGGCGACCCCGGCGAGGTGCCCGCATGAGCGCCACCTACCGCACAACCCCCGCCGAGTGGTCCCCGGGATACCTCGCGGTTCACATCTACGACGACTCCCGCTTCTCGGTCGTCATTGACGGTCGCCCGGTATTCAGCGGCACCGGCTACCACCCCGGCCCGTCCCACGACGACGCCATGCAGGTGGCCGACCTCCTCGCCTTCGCCTACTGGCGAACCGGCGGCGGGGCGCTGCCGGTGCGTTCGCAGATATGGCCCGACGACCTCGACACGATGCGCGAGGAGATTGAGGAGAAGGCGACCCACTAACCCACCACCCCCGCCGATAGGCGGTTCGCGCGGTTCGATTCCGCGCCGGGGGTATGCCCGTAAGGGCGTATGCAGGACCGCAGCACCTACGCAACCCTTCCGAGAAACGAGGCACACGATGGCACGAATCACACACGACACCGCGAACCGCGAGCGCAGCGCAAGAAACGCACGTGGCGAGGCGCAGGGGCTTGCCTGCGCGGGCGGCGAAATGGATGACCCGCCGACTACGCACCGCTACATCGTCGCCTACGTGACGAGCGAGGATGTGAACAGTTGCGGCGATTGGGCCGTCGTCGCCGAGTGGAGCGACGGATTCGACACGCTGGACGATGCGTTCGCGTTCGTGCAGACGTTCCGGGGGTCATGGCTCCCCCGGCCTATCGCGATCTTCGATCTGGACGACGACGTTGTGTTCTACATAGACGAGACCCACGATTACGTCCCGGCGCTCACTCCCAGCAAAACCGACGACTACGCATAACCCATCACCCCCGCCGGTCGGCGGTTCGCGCGGTTCGATTCCGCGCCGGGGGTTTCCCGCACCAGCGGGGCCAAGAAGCAACCCTTCCGAGAAACGAGGCACAAGAAGTGGAGACATACGCAATCAGCGGCGCGACCCTCCGGGCGCTCGTGGCCGCGGCTGAAACCCTGCGGGCCATCGCCCCGTGGGGCACGACGCTGGACGACAGCGAGGCGACGATCGCCGCAACCCGTGACGCCATTGACGAGGCCCGCATCATCATGGCCCGCAGCGAGGAGCGTGCGGCAGGTCTCCCCGCAGGGGTGGCGCGATGATCGTCGTTATCAACATGGCAGGTGGCGTGCTTCAGAACGTGCGCACCGACTCATACGACCTTGGCATTATCGCGATTGATTGGGACGAGGTGAAGGAGGGCGTGTATAGCAGCGCAAAACTCCGTAAATGGGCGCTGGAAGTGGAGGACGTATGCGACGTAACGGCAGACGATCTTCGCGCCGCAGCCGATGAGCAGGACGCAGCGCAGGCGGTGACGCGATGAGCGCTGCGGAACAGAACGACGCCCGCGCATTTCGGGGCAACGAGGCAATGGTCATGTATTGCCGCGCCGACGGTTTCGACAACGACCCCGGCGCCATCGCTGCGGAAGTGAGCGACCTCATTGCCGACCTCCTGCATTACGTCGCAAGCGTAAGCGACGAGGAGACCGCATCCGACGCAATGAAGCGTGCGTACGGAAACTTCTTGCACGAGCTGGCCGACGCTCGTCAAGAGGAGCGTGCGGCATGAGCGATCGAATCTTCTGGGCCGCGCCTGACGGATCGTGGGGCGGATGCGAGCGCGACGACCTACTGGCGATCAGTATGTCGGACATTCCGGTGGGCGTGTTTGATGAGATCACGCGGCTCGCAGACGAAGGCGACGACGACGGAATCTACGAGGCGCTGGCAAACCTGCTGCCGCTGGCCGCAGCCGACGGCACGCCCGTCTATCACGCCGACGACCCGCGATCCCACGGCTAACCAAACAAGTGCGCCCCGGCCCTCTGACGAGGACCGGGGCGCGGCACCTTACGCAACCCTTCCGAGGTAACGAAACGATGCAACGTCATGTTATCAGCGATCCCCGCAGCGCTCGCATCCGCAGGGCGCGGCGCATCATGTGGGCCGTGATCCTCGCGGCCCTCGCGCTTGCAGCGATCAGTAGTCCGGGGCTGGGGGGTAGCTCCCCAACCCCGAAGCACCTGCGGGCATACATCGAGTGTGTGGCAAAGACCCCCGCGCCGCACGCCTGCGATGCGTACCGATGAGGGCTCCCCTTGACCCGTCAGCGCGTAGCGCGGCGGGGCTCCCCTTGACCCGTCTGCTACAATAGACGGATCAGCAACCCTTCCGAGAAACGAGGACACGATGAACGCAGCATGGGAAACCGGCGCAACGGTGCGCTGGTACACGAAGGACGGCGGCTGGCACTTTGGCCGCGTTGTCGAGACCGGGTACAAGTGGGCGCGAGTGGCCTGCGCCGGGATGAATAAGCGCGTACTGATTGACGACCTACGCGCATGGCCCCCCGCCGCGAGGCCCACGGGCGACAGCCAGAAGGTAAAGAGGGGGAGGGCATGAGCGCCGATGTAGTGATCTACCGCCGCGTCAGCACCGACGACCAAGCCGAGAGCGGCAACGGACTAGAGGGGCAGTTGTTCTCATGCGAGCGTTACTGCGAGCAGAACGACCTCACCCCGCTCGCGGTGTTCACCGACGATGGCATCAGCGGCAAGGTGCCCCTGCTCGACCGGCCCGCAGGGGCGGCGGCGGCGGGCCTTGCCCGCGAGCGCAAGGCGATCTTCTTGGTCAAGGAGATCACGCGCCTCACGCGAAACGCAGCCGACGGCTTGATGCTCCCCGACCTTGCGATCCGCGAGGGCTGGCCCATCTACACGGCGCAGCGCGGGTTCATCAACACCGCCGACACCTCCGGGTTCCTGATGAACGGCATGGAGGCGCTGGTCGCCGAGCACTACCGGCGCACCATCAGCGACAACACAAAGGCCGCGCTCCACGCAAAGCTGCGCCGTGGCGAGCACGTGGGGCGCTACCCGGAGGTGGACCCCGCCGCGGTGCTGGCGGCGCAGGCGCTTCGTGCCGACGGCTCCACCTACCAGCAGATCGCAGAAGCACTTACCGAGCAAGGTTTCACGCCACCTCGCGCCGCACGCTGGAACCGTCACACCGTGAAGCACATGGTGACGGGAGAGCCGTGGGGCAAGGTGTCACGACAGATGATGAAGGAGAAGGCATGAGCGATCTCATTACACCGGATGATTTTACCGAAGCGGCAGCGAAATCGCTGGATGAAGCGACTCGCCTGATGAAGCGCGTATCTCGCGTCAAGGACCGCCAGAAGTGGGCCGAAACAGATCTGGTCGAGGCACGCCGCTTGGTCAGGGCAGCGCGTAGCTGGATAGAGGTTGCAGAGGAGCAGATCGAACGGTCGCTCGAATCGTGGAAGGTGACGCTTTGATTACAGATATGACAAAAGAGGAGCCGCGCATCAAGACCCGCAACAACGCAACCCTCGCCGCAGCGAAGCGCTCCTACGCGAACGCCGAAGTCGCCAAGAAGCGCGCCGAAGCCGCGCTCGTCACTCGTGACGCGGCGATGGCGGCGGCGATGGCCGACGGCTGGACGAGCGACGAGATCGGCGAGGAGGTCGGTGCCACTGGCCGCGCCATCAGGAACCTCCTCTACATCCGGCGCAAGGGGCGTCCGGGTCGGCGCCGCGAGGAGGACGACTCCTAACAGCGGGTCAATACTCCTCCACCGCCTCGCCCTCGATCACATCCGGGGCGGGGCCGCTCGGCTGACGCTCCCACGGCGGGGAGATATTGATGTTCACCTGCGGCGCACCGCCGCCCCCGCCGCTGGGCTGGGCCTTCTCGGACAGACCAAGCAGTTCCGCGATCTGCGCCGTCATTTTCAGGTCTGCCTCGATCATCTTGGCATCGCCCCTGCGAACATCGGGCTCGATGCCAGCGCGAATATCCATGAGCCGCCCCGCCTCCCGCGCCCGGATCGCGGGCACATCAAGTTCAGCAACAAGCGACCCGTAGATCGAGGCAACGATCTGGTACGCCTCGATCCACCCGCCTTCGATATCGAGGGCCTTCGCGATCTCACCGAAGGTCGCACCGCCCATCCTCATGCGGTACGCCTCATCGTTTCGCATCGCTTCTTTCACCTGCTCGGCGGGCAAGGCCCGCGGATGAGGTTTCGCTGGCAGGGTGTTCTTCTTTTCCTTAGAAGTCGCCATTAGTAAGCATCGCCTCCCAGCGTGCGAGGTCTCCTTCATCTGCGGAGACCGCCTTGTAGAGCTTCTTGCCCCTCGTGCCGGGGATCAAGTCCCCCTTGATCTGTCCATCCGATGCGCGGATCGCATGACGAATCGCGTCCTCTGTCCTGCCCATCTGCGCTGCGATCTCCTTCAGCGTGAGACCCGTGGGGTTCATCACCAGAAGCGACACCACCAGTTCCGTGACGCTCTTACCCTCGTCACGCTCCATCCGGTGAAAGCCGGTCTCCCGATCAAACCGGAGATCTACGTGGCTCCCGGCGTCAAGCATCCCGGGCCGGTGCTTCCAGACATACATGCGGGCGAAGCCCGGGCCGGGGCGCCGCAGGCCGAGGATCACTTCTGCGCCACGGCTGAAGGCGCCCGACCCGAAGATGTCGTCCATCGAGGGCTGGCCCCCCTGCTGGGTTTTGAGTCCCTTCCTCGTATGCACCGGCATGATGAAGGCGAACCCGTAGGTCGCACGCCAGCGGTCGAATAGGCGCATGAGATCCACGGCCTGCCGCTCATCGTTCGAGTCAATGCGCGCCGCCTTGTAGAGCGGGTCCACCACGAGAATGTCGGGGCGCTCCTCCTCCAAGATTTCCTCGACCTCCGCTGCGTCGTGGCTTCCTTCCGCGAGGTCGAGTCCATCAGGTGCGCTGATGTACTTGATGTCCTCTGAATCAGTAAGCCCGGTCTCATCGGCGAGGCGCTGAATATCGGGAAGGCTCTGCTCCGCATCAATGATGAGCACCTTCGGCTTGCGCCCCTCCTCATCACGACCGGCGCCCTCGTAGTCAAGGAACGACTCGCCATCCACGATCGCCTTCAGCATCCACATGAGGATGGTCGTTTTGCCCTCGCCGGTTCCCGCACCGATGAGCGTGCGCAAGCCACGAATGATGTACGGCCCGAGCAGTTGTTGGTATCCGGGGGACTCCATCTCGTACAGGTCTTTGAGCGTGGCGACCTGAAGCCGATGCTGAAGGTGGCCCTCCTCGTCATAGACCGGATCGCGCTGGCCCTTCTCGAACAGGCGCACCACCGGATCATCTGCCTCGTACCGGCACACGCTCTGCGCAATGCGGCGAACGTCGCCGTCGTCAAGAGGTGGACGGCATTGCTCATCGTTCACCTCCATGAGCGCAGCGGTGATAGCCGACTGGCTCATCCCGCGCCTGCGCATGGAGCCTGCGAGCGAGGCAAGGGCGTTATTGCGCCCGCCTTCGGCGATGGGCTGACCGTCGGCGCGCGTTTCGGTGCGCCGCTGCTTGCCGCTCTCGTTCCATATCCATCGCGCAACGTCGGCGGGGATCGCGGGTACCTCTGAATCCCACGGGATCGCGGGGACGTTTAGGCCCATGCGTACATCCCCCCATCCATCCGTCGTGACGGCGGCGCCACGACAAACCCGTTGCCCGCCTTCACATCAAGCCCCACAAGCTTTGCTGCCTGCACCTGACCGGTGAGGTAGAGGTGGCGCCCGCGCCGGGTGATGACCTGCGGGCAGGGCGGCAGGAGTTCTTCTATCTCCTTCAGCCGTGCCTCTCCATCAGGCCCATCAATGTCTACAACCACAAGGTTTGAGCGACCGCAGACGATTCCAACGTTCCGTGGCTGACCACCGAACGCGGCCCACCACTCCTCCACCTGCACCGGGTCGTTGCTTGCGCGCTCCGGCCAGTCACGGAACAGCGGGTGCTTCCCCGGCGAATCGCACTCTGACCCGAGATAGCAGGTGCAGGTACCGTCATCGTTCACTCCGTGAAGCGGGACGACGAACCACCCATGCTCTGCGTAGGCGACTGCTGCTGCTGCAATGTCGTCGGTCACTCGGCCCCCCCGATCTGCTTCATCTCGTTCACGGGTACCTCGATGATCGGCTCTTGATCGTTCGCAACTCCGGGCCTGTCGGTGCGACCGGCGATGGTGTGGTTGCGTGCGTCAATGTCGCGAACCCGTGCGTACATCAACTTGTCCGAGAACTTGACGATGAATAGGCCCTGAACACCGAGGCCCGCGGCTGCGGCCACAAGGCGCGACCACTTATGCACCGACAGGAACACGGTGGGGTAGGTGCTGCTGGCGTTTGTTCGCACCTTTAGTTCGGCGATGAACACAAGGCGGCGGTCCTTGTACCCATAGAAGTCCCACGCATCGAAGTACCCGGAGCGGTCAACCGAACAGCCCCACGCCTTCTCGATTGTGCGTGCTACGTCATTCTCGTTCTTCGTGTCGGAAGGGCGCGTAAGTACCTTGCTACTCATACCTGCGGGTACCTCAACCCGTCATCCACAGCGTGAACCGGCGTGCTCTTTGACAGGTCACGAACCTGTCGCTGCTTGCGCTTCCAAGATTCGTACTGCACGACCACTTTCAGGTGATGCTCGTGGCAGGAATCGCAGACCAGCGACCCCCGCTCCTCCCAGTTGTGAAGTTCCCCCTCGCAGTAGTGGCAAACGATCAGGCGGGGACTCATCGCGGGTACCTCGACTTCGGAACGAAGTCACGGAAATAATCGCGAGTCACCTTGTGGTCGTCGCGCTCCTTCTCCAAGTACTCACTCGTGCGGATGTAGTGGTGCCGCTTGATGTGAGCGGCGTACTTCCAGTTGAGCGCCCACCTGCGCGCCTTATCCCGCTGATACTGAAGGCGCGCGCACTCCTCTAGCAGCGCCTCGCGGTCTGCGATCCATGCCCTCGTGATCGCAAGCGTGTCGCCGAAATCAAGTTCCTCATCCATCAATGGGTTCTTCATCACTCCTCCTCAATCCCCGTACGCCTCGACCCACATCGCAAGTGCGATGGCTGCGGCGTCGGATTCGTCTTGTGTCTTTGGGAGGAACCCGAAACCTCGGACGAACTCCTCCACTGCTTCCTTGCTGGCGCGCCCCCCGACGCCGCAGATGCGGCGCCATTCCGACGGCTGGAAGAACCGCTGGGGCGCGTGGCGCCACACCGAACGTGCGGCATCCTCGGTCCTTCCAACCACCATCCCGTGCATGTACGCCGCCTTCGGGAATCCGAAATGCGGCTGCTCGATACCGACGAAACCCACCTCTGGGATCTCGTCACGGAACTCGCGCATCGCCTCGCGAATCAGCTCGTACTGGCGCCCCGCGGTGAGCGGCACGTTGCGCGTGAGGACAAGCGCTCCGGGGTGCGCGTATGCGGCAATGGCGAAACGCCTATACGAAACATCAATGCCAACGGCGATCAGTGGGTCAGCCATCGAGCGCCCTTCGAAGATCCTCGTTCTCGCGTTGGAGTTCCATGAACTCCTCAACGAACATCCCGTTCTCGATGTCCTCGTCCTCGCACATCACTTCGATGTCCGAGCAAAGGGACTCGACCCGCTGGCAGAGTGACGGCGAAAGCGAGGTCTCGGCGATCTTGCGGATCTGCAAGGTGAGCGCAGCAATGTCAATGCCAAGCGCGCTCATCGGCCCGCCGACTTCCATACGCTCATCACCACGGCCACGGTCTCGCCGACCTGACGCGCAACATGAAGCAACGCATCAGGCATGTTGGATCCGGCGACCAGCGCCTTCTCCATAAGCTCGATGATCCGGTCCCGCTCGCGGCTGACCTGACGCATCGCCTTCTTCTCCATCGCCTCACGCATGTTGCGCGTGTACGGCTGGTGTGGAGCCTGCTCATCCAGAAGTGCTGCGCGTCGCTCCGGCTTCATGCCGCGCGAGGTCCGCGTGCAGCGTGGGTGCCCGCAGGTGGTGCGGTGCTTTGACAGGTGCTCGATCGGTTCGTCGCAGACGATGCAACGGCGGACGGTCACGACTCCTCCCGCAATACGAGTTCCTTCAGCGCGGGCCATGCGGCATCAATGACCTCGCGCACGATGCAGGTGTGGCACCCGCAGTAGGGAGCGCACGCCTGCGACTCGATGTCAGGTCCGTCGCCGAGCGCGTCGTCCAGCATCTCGAACTCCAACGCCATCAGCCGCATCTCTGCGAGGCGATGCACTTCACGCTCAAGTTCTTCGAGCGTGTATGCGCCGTAGTCCTCATAGACCACGGCCACAGCCCCACGCCGAAGGCCCATAGATCCTGAGCAGAACAAGTGCGTTGAGCGCTTCTTCGGCTGGGACGGGTGAGGGGAAGCGATACCCGGTGACGCGGGTCATCGTTGAGCCATTGCCGTTGTAGATGCCAAAAGCAGAGCTATACGTGCTCGCCGACATCCCCCACTTCACGCCCCACGGCTTACCTGACCCCGGCTCCTCACATTGAGCGATCTTCCGAAGTACGGTCTCCTCGTAGGTGCTGGCCTCTTTCTGAAAGTCAGCCCAACGAGGATGCTTCGGGAACTTCTTGGCAGCCACCGCAGGGGAGACAGAGAATCCAACGCCGAGGGAGACAGCGACGCCGACTCCCCACGCAAGGATCTTGTGCAGGGGAAAGCGTGCCTTTGTCTCCCCACGGGGAGAGGCAAAGTTGCCAACCAAACCACCGCCCCTGTGCGGGGATGCGGGGTGTTCCGACAGTAGAACCAGCTGTTTTAGATCATGCCCTGAATCTGGCTTATTCATGGGATTTCTCCTCCGTTGTCTCCCCACTCTGGATAGTTTCTCCCCAACCTGACACCATCCGCAGCCACGCGGAACTGAAATCAGGGGGAGACAGATGCCCGCAATCGTCAAGAAGTGCCGTCACTCGCGGGAGCAGTGGGGAGACTGCGCCTGCCAGTGGTACGCGGATTACCGCGTCGGCGGAGAGCGGACGTACAAGCCACTTGGCCGTGACCGGAGTCAGGCCGAAGCGTCCTACCGTCTGGTCCTTGCGGAACTCGCCGCAGGGATCCGAGGTGTGACACCGGGTGTCACCTTCGATGAACTGAGTGCTGCCTTCGTCACCTCGTGCAAGCACCGGAACATGAGGCCGCAGAGCATCGAGCGATACCGCTCCGTCCTCCGTCATCCCGAGCGGTACTTCGCTGGTGGTCCCGCTTCTGGGATCGGTACCCCTGAACTCGCCGCCTTCGCAGGCTCGCTCCTCGATGCGGGCCACTCGCGCAGCCACACGAGGATGATCCTCAACCTGACCGTCGCAGCGATCAGGCACGGGGCCGAGATGGGCATTGTTGATTCGGTGCCCACCCGCCCGTCGGTTCTTGGAAGCTCCATTGACGACACGCCCGAGATCGAGGTCATGGAACTCGACGACGCCCTCAGAGTGATCGCTGTCCTCCGAGAGCCGGAGCGGTCCATGAGCATCTTCACGCTCTGGACCGGACTCCGGGCCTCGGAGATGCTGGCGCTCACACCCGGAAGCGTCGGAAGTGGATGCGTCAACATCAGCAGGACACAGGTGCAGAGCCGAAAGACTGAGGCCGGAAGGGTCGCGACGAATCGCCCCAAGTCCTCCCGCGGAAAGCGCACCGTTGATCTGATCCCCGATGCGGTCGAAGCGCTGCGTCGGCTCGACCTCCCCGCTGACTCCACCTACTCCCGCTGGCTTGGTCGCTGGCAGCGTGGGTGCAAGAAGGCCCGCGTTCCTGCCACGGGACTCCATGCGCTTCGGCATACCAACGTGAGCCTGCGCTTCGCCGCCGGTCAGACGCTCACGTACATCGCTGACCAGTTGGGCGACGCGCCCCAAACGATTACCCGTCATTACGCCCACCTTCTCCGGGCGCAGACGCCACCGCAGACCGATCTCCTCGCCGCCATCGCGGAGGGGAGACCTCCCGTGCGAAGGTGACGGGCTGCTCGATGTGCGATGGGCGGACCAGTTCCTCGATGCTCCACCCCGGGATGTAGTACCTCCCGTTGATGCGCATTGAGCGGACACGGTTGCGCTTGATCAGTCCTCGGACGAAGCCATCTGAGCGACCGAGGACCGTGGCGGCTTCGGGAACGGTGAGGAGCCGCGAGGGTGCAAGACCCTCGCGATCGTCCTTCGCGCTCTGTATCGAAACCTTCGTCGCCACTTCAATCCTTGTTCTCGCACCATCGGCATACGACTGGAATCAGGTACCGCGCCCCGGAGGGCATGGTCTGGTACTCCCATACAACCCGCGCGTTCATGCAGCACACGCAGTCCTTCCTCGTGGGGATCGGGCGACCACGGTCGCGGAGCCTGCGCTTATTGGCTCCTGTCGCAGTCCACTTCTCGGACCACCCGATCCCCATGAGCGGGGTCATCTCAGAACGGCGCTTCCTCGACGGCCCCGAACTCATCCTTCAGAACGTCGGCTGCCTTGCGCTTGGGCGGAGCGGCGCCTGCGTTCTCCTTCGCCGCCTTCGCTGCGTCCTTCGGCGCCATCTTGACGCAGTTGAATGAGAGGTAGGCGCGGCCTGCCTTGCTCATCCGCTCACCCGTGCACTCGACAAACACGAGCATCCCGGGCTTCGCGCCGCCGTCCTCCGCATCCTCGCCGAGTTCACGGCGAAGCACGGTGGACGCAAGGCGAAACTCGATGGTGTCGTCGGGGTTGTGGTCGTTCTCGTGGGTGCGGACGTTCTTCAAGTGAAGGGTCTCCACCTCGCCGAACGGCGCCTCCTCAACGGTGCGGTCAACGACCGCGCCACTCAGCCACTCCCCCTTCTCGGACAGGCGGATCCACGAACCGCCGCCGCTCGACTTCGCGCTGGCGCGGAGCCCTGCGAGAACGTCGTCAGTGATAATGCTGTCGCCCATAATCAACTCTCCTCACTCTTTCGCTCCGTCAGGAGCTTCGTGTCATCGTTGGGGTCGCCGAGGGGCGGGAGGTAGGTCACACGACCATCTGCCCCCTGCTCCGCATAGACCATCGCCACGCACACCATGAAGTCCCGGTAGGACTCCGGTGAAAGCGCGACGGGAATCACCTCTGCCTTATCGGGTCGCACGTGAAAGATCACGGCCCCGTCAACCTTTGGCATCGGCTCCTCGGAACCGTCGTCGTGCACGATGACCTCACCGTTGGCAAGGCCGTTCAACTGCATGACGTACTCGTGCTTGCCCTGCACGCTTCGGGAACTCTTGAGATCCACGATGCAGCGGGTGTGCTTCTCATCTCCCGGGAACTTGAGGAGGACAATGCCATCCATCGTCCCGGCCCAGCCATCGGTGCTGTTGAACACCGTCTGCTCCGACCTCTCCCAGATGCACTCGTAGCGCTCCGAAAGAATCCGAAGATTCTCAAACATCGCGGCAACGTCCGGGTCGTGTATCTCCGGTTCGTCGCCCTTCAGGTACTCCTCCCACGCCTCGTGAACCTTCGTGCCTTTTGCGGCAGCGGTGTCACGGTCGCGGTAGGGGGCGCCCTTCAGGTACTTGAGCGCTGCTTCCTTATCTGCGTCGTAGAGCGCGTCGAGTTTCCCTGACTCAAGAGACTCAAGAGCGCACTCGGCAACCATCTTGGCCCCGTAGGGAATCTTCCACGGGCCATTGCCCCACTGGGAGGTGGCCCCCGTGACGTTCACGTGCTCGGTCGGAACACCGTCAACCTCACGGACGTAGCGGCGCTTGCCGCCCTTCTTTGAAACTGCTGTCCGCGGCGGCATTAGCTCGCCGCCTCGATCGCAGCGTTGATCGCGCTCGCAACACCGAAGATCACAAGTGCCAAGAACACGCCGGTAACGAGGAGCGCGGCACCTGCGTTGATGCGATTACTCCGCATCTGCGGCCTCAGTTTCCGGAACGCTGACCCACTCGCCTGCGACTGCCATCCAGTCGCTCACGATCCGGTCAAACTCCGCGACCGCTTCATCGCTCATCTCATCCCGGTACTCAAGCGCCGTCCGAGTCATGCGCATGGCGTAGGTGCCAAGCGCTTCGACCATCGAATCAACGGAGCCGGGGTCAAGCTGGTTAGCCATCTCTGCCTCCTATCCCTTCGTGTGTGACGATGATGTTTGCGATGAGCATATTCATCATCACGGACAACATCCCTCTTGCCGAACAGGATTCCGCACGGCTTCTCCCGCGTGTTGCGGGTTTTGCGTGGGATGGGCGGGACATCCCACCCAGAGGCATAGGCATGAATGTCATTTGAGTGAATAAGGTCGTAACGCATAATCACACTCACACGCACACACATGCACATACCGATGGGAGCACCAATGATCAGCCACGCGCTGTTCTTGGAACGGCTGTACGAAGTCACGGACACAACCGAGCAGAAGGTGCTTGCCCAAATCGCCAACGTCACAACGTCGGCGATGTCTCGGTATCAGACGGGGCAGGCCATGCCGTCGGTGGAAACGCTGGCCCGCATTGCGATGGTCACTGAAGTCAGCGTTGACTACTTGCTGGGCCTTACCGATGACCCGCAGCCGCCGACACGCGCAACCCGGGCAATCAACGCCTCTCTTGAGACTCCCATTCAGAGAGGACGCGGCAAGCCGTCACCGCGGCCCGCTCAAGCCAAGCGGAAGTAGGGCAAGGGCCAAGCCGAGCGCATGACGCCCGCATCTCCCTTATGACCCGTTGTACCTCGCGCACTTGAGCATCAACGGGTGGATCTTGGGGGGGGGGGGGGCGTCATTGATACGCATGTCCTTACCCTTTGTTCGAGAGAATGGGGGACGTTTGTACCAAAGGTCATGACGATGCGCAAGATCAAAACTCTGGGTGAAGCACCCGCCTCATGGCGGTGTACAACACGAGGTCACAAAGTTCCGCGTACCGCTCGTTGTCAAACCAGTCCTCCGGCTTGCTCGTCCACTCCCCGTCAGTCCCGGCGTACTCTTTCTGCCCCTGCTCGTAACGAGCCTTCGCCAAAGCCATGAACCCCGGCTGCGGCTGCATAAAGAGGTTCTTCACTTCGACCCACGCTGACGGAATCTCCGCCTCGATCAGCGGCCATGCGTCCTGTCCTTCGGGTATCAAAGCGTTACCTCGAACTTGATGGTGGGTGAGGGATCTTTCCCGGCGCCGACGTTTTTCTTGCGCGGGTAGATCCTGATGATCGGCGGGCCAAGCTGGTCAGTCGCAGTGCGAAGCCGGAAGCCCTTGAATGTTTCGTAGGTGGTGTATGGGTGGTCGCTCGGACCACTCGGCACATGGCCCACCTTGTAGGTGCCAGTCGAGGCGACCAAACGAGGCCACTCAACAAGGCCGGTCTGAGTCACGCGAACCGACGGTATGATCTGCGCGATTCTTGGAGCGTGAGAGTGGCCGCGGAGGATGATGTCCGCATCACTGATGGACAGTTCCTTCTCCATGCCGTTGATCAGGTTTCCCGATCCGGCGCGGCCCGCGGTCTGCCACCCGTGGTGCACAGAGATGTTCAGCGTGCCAACGCTGCCGCTCGAACCCTTCGTAGAGTTCTTGTACTTGAACGTGGCGCGGATAAAGCCGGAGTACCCGATGAGCCGCTGCACCGCACCGCCGCCGAGTTCCCGAGCGAGTTCCGTCATCAAGTCGCGTTGGGCGGTCTTGACGATGGTCATTTCGTGGTTGCCAGTGGCGATCCCCCAGATACGCCCGGCCCACGGCTCAAGGATCTCGGCGGCGTGTGCGACCGTTTCCGACGGAATACCACCGTCGGGATCGAGCATCGCATCCTTATAGCGCTCTGGCATGTATCCCTGCGGGAGCCAGCGCTTGTCATGCGGCCCGATGAGTTCGCCAAGATCACCCATGAGGATGAGTCGGGCGTTCGGGTCGTCCTCGTACTTCTTGAGGTCTGCGCGGATCTGATCCTCTGCACAATCGGCGGCTCCCAGATGCCAGTCGCCGGTCGGGATCAGAGTGATGCAATCCCCTGACTCGAAGTGGTGCGTGACGTTGACGACCCGCATTGGTTACGCCGTCTGCGACAGGTCGGTAGCAGGAACGTCAGTCGGGACAGCGGGCGCGTCGGCCACAAGCGTCGAAGCGTCAATCACAGGAGCAGGGCCAAAGGCTGCCTGCATCTGGCGACCGATGATCGTGACTGCGGCCAGAACGCCAGCGACAATCGCGCCGGTCGTTCCGGGAAGATCAGTCACCAGCGGCGCAAGCGCAGCGGCGATCGCGCCGATGAGACCGAACCACGAGGCCGGTCCCCACGAAACCTTGTTCATCATTCCTCCTAAGTTGTCTTACCGAGCGGGCTTGCTGCGGCAGAGTTCGCTCCGTTGCGAACCTTTGAGAGCGTCCGGTAGGGAGTCTTTGGGTGCGCCGCCTGAAGGCGCTTGAGCGCGTTGTCGCGGGCGTCCCTACTTGTCCACGGACCAAGCAGGCGCCGCGGTCCTTCGAGCCACCCGAACTTCCCGGGGGACACCTGAACCGGTCGAGCGTTCTTGCGACGGGCGAGCGGCAACTTGGCGAGCTTCGCGTCGCGGCCCTTCTTCGTGCGCCACGGGCCAAAGAGGATTGGGTCAGCGCTTAGGTTCTCGATGTAGTACAGGCGCTCCGGCTGTGCTGGCGACCAGCCCTCATCCTTGATGACCTTCGGCGCGATGAAGTAAAGGCCAGTACCGGGGCCATAGGCACGAACGTCAGTCGCAACGCGGTCGCCGTGGTTGCCTTCGCAGGTGGCGACAGTCCCGTTGAATACTGCTGTAACGATCCCTGTGTGAACGCCGGGGTACACAAAGGCGCACCCGGGGACCGGCTTCTGAAGCACGAGCCCCTTCGCCACTGCGATGTCGTAGAGCGCCTGCGTCGAGGCGGAGCGAAGCCCGTCAAGATTGTCCCTGCCGAGGATGTCCTCCCACCACGAGCAGACTGCGCACGCACACCACGGGACCCCGATGCCGCCGTAGATCCTGCGCTCCCACCCGTTCGGTTCAGGGTTCCCGGTGTTACTCCCCCTCGGTGACTCAGCCACATGCCCCGCGAACGAGAGCGCGTGCTGGGCAACCTGCTCACCCTTCGTCATTCCTTGCTCCTTCCCGGGGGAACCATCCACCCGAACACGATTGCGATGACGGTTGTGATGGCGGCTGCGACCTGCGGCGGCATCGGGGCGCCAGCAGACTCAGAGATCCATCCGAGGACGGTTCCGATCGCGCCGCCGAACGCAATGGCGGCAAGACTTGTGTTTGGCCCCATTAGTGGAGCGCCACCAGAATCGCGATCAGGGTGGCCCCGCCGCCTGCAATGAAGGCTCCGACGAACGACCAGACTTCATGCTTGAGAGCGAAACGCTCGCGCTGCGCTGCGCGATATTCGGCAAGATCAACCTCTAGGCGGGTTACGCGGCCATTCTGAATCTTCACCCTTTCGGTTAGAGCCAGAAGTGCCTTGCGAATGTTCTCGTCAGCGGTCAAAAGGGTCTCCCGCGTTTCGCGGATTTCTTTGAGGACTTGCGCGAGTAGGGGGTCTTGAGAAGCCACTTAGGAATCTTTGCACATGGTTATGACGTTGCCCATATTCATTGCCCTACTTGAAATAGTTTCGGGGGTCGTCGTTTGTGGTCGCCCCGAAGTGAAGGTGCGCGGTTCCGTTGGCCGAGCCCGAGTACCCAAGCAACTGCCCCTTCGCAACCTGCGATCCCGGCTTGATCCCCGGAGCGAACTTCGACAGGTGCGCGTAGTAATACTCATGACCACCACCAGAGTTCAGGTGCAGGCGAAGTCCCGCCATGCGTGGGTTGTTTGACCCAAGCGCACCGAACTGCGATCCGATTGAACCGTTTGCAACTGCGTACACAGGTGTACCCACGGGAACGCCAACATCAACCGCATTGTCAGACTCCCAATTCCCAAGCGTATGCGTACCGGAGTACGGGGTGCCGATGATCTGACCGCGCTTGCCAAGCGGGTAGCCAGAGTAACCGGCGGCAGGCGCACCGGAGATTGCGTCTGGACTTACGGCCCCGCCGCCGATGTTCTTTGACCCGATCATTCCGACCACTGCATCACGAAGCGACTGACCGGCTGTGCGGTCGTAGCGCCCACCATTACGCATGTTGTCCATCTGCGAGCGAGCCATTGAAATGATCTTCGAGTAATCAGGAGTTGCGGTTGGGCTAGCAGCGATGCCAGAAGCCGGGGCGCCGCCAGCGACGGGCGCCCCGCCATTGATGTACACCTGCGCAGCGTTGCCGCCTGTCCTGTTCCCGTACTGCTCGATGTTTGTCGTGTGGCTGTTGGGGTTATTTGAGGCGTCACCGAATGGTGTGTACTGACCGATGACTCCGCGGATGCCGGACTTCTTGTAGAGGTCCGGGTACCCGAGGCCATGAAGGGTCGAAGCAAGCTTCGAGGTTGCGTCGGCGTAGGTGTTGAACTTCCACCCCTGATGAACGCCAAGCCCAAATGGGTTGTGCGTGCCGACTGCGTAGCCAGCCTTGCCACCGGACGACTCCGACATCGCAAGCCCAACGACAAAGGCGGGGTTGATGCCGCCCTTGATCGCAGCGTTGTAGATGCCGCGAGCCTCGCCTGCCATTGGGGTGCCAGCGAGGGAACGCTGGAAACTTGGGAAGTCTGGAATTGCGTTGGCCATTACGGTCTCCGGGCGTTCGTGTTGTAGCGACTCTTGTATGCGGAGTTGGCTCCGTTCCACCAACTCTGGGCACGCGCCGCCTGCTGATCAATAAGCGCCCTGACGTTGGGCTTGTACGCAGGCGCGCCAAAGATCCTTGTGATTGCGGTCCACTTGTCCTCCTCAAGCGGCTTCGCGTACTTCGGCGGCGCCTGCATGTAGTCGGCGGGCTCACCAACGCCAGCGCGGTACGCAAGAGCGCCGAAGGGCGTAGTAGTTGAGAGCGGCTTACCGCCGAGCATTGCCTGACTTGCAAGGCGTGACCAAGCGTTCGTGTTGAGCGCCTGCGCTACGGGGGAGACATACGTCTGTGCGTAGTCCACGGTCCCGGTGGCAGCGTTGTACCGGTACTTGCCGCCGCCCGGAGCCTCGTACACGCCCTGATAGCCGGGGGGCTCAGTCATCGGCGTGCCAAGCGAAGTCTGGTTGCTTGCAGTATTGAAGAACATTGCGACTACTGGATTCGCCGATGGAGCAAGTGTTCCCATCAGCGCAGCCGCAAGTTCCCCGGGGTCCAATCCGCCTTGATTCAGCATATCCCTGATTGGAGAAGCGGCGTCAACGATGAACGAGCCGGAGTTGTAGGAACCAAGATCCCAATAGCGGCCAAAGGCAAACGTGCCGAGCTTGCCCCAATAGCGCTCTGCCTCGTCAAGATTCCACAACTGCTGCGCCATTGTCGCGGCGACGTTGAGGAGTGCCGTGCGCTTGGGATACTTGAACGGCAACTTGAGCGCGAGTCTTACGACCGTTCGCATCCATGCGTAGAAGGGAAAGAAGCGCTTGAGGAATGAACGCTCGAAAGCGTTGAACCTTACGTAGTCCCCCTGAAAGAACATGGACTCCTTGATCGCCTGATCAATGATGTCCTCTGCCCACTTCTCGCCGCGGGCCGCTCCGTCAGTCAGGTACTTGAGGCCAGCCATGACCTCGCCCTCCGACATAAACCGGCCAGCGAGAATGGAGTTGTCGGCCATTCCCTTCTTCAGTGAGTGCGCGTATGCCGCAAGGCGTGGCACTTGCTCGAAGCGAGCGTTGAACGAGTAGGCCCACTTCGCAGCCTTCGCGACGGCGCCCTGCCCGGTGATACCCGCGTCCAACTGCTTTTGTGAAAGCACGTTGGCTGAAAACTTGTTTTCGTGGATGATGTCCGGGATAAGGCGCTGGAACTCTGGGTTACGCGCGAGCTGCATCGAAACGATGTCGGGACCAGCCTGAAGGAAAAAGTGCCCCCACTGACCGACAATGTTCTGGAAGTACCAACGCGGACTTGTGATCAGGACACTGCCCTTGAAGGCATTGGTTGCAGCGTCCAGTCCCTTCACGCGACCAGCGCGAGTCACACTGGCCCATGCGTCAAGTGCCGCCTTCGGCATCAGGATCACGTGAGGCTCTGCTTCGCCAAGTTCCGCAGCGATTGATTCGCGCAACTGCGTTGCGAGCGGAGTGCCCGCGAGATCCATCATCTCGATCAAGCTGTCCACCGGCTTTGCGACGTAAAGACCACGGCTGTTCTTCGCAGCCAGTTCCGCCTTCCTGCCGACAAGCGGGCTACCGGAGACTTCCGAACGAACAACATTGTCATCAACGAACTTCGAGACCCTGCGACTTCCGACGTACATGCGCGCAGCGGTGTTGACCTGACTGACAAGCGACTCAAGCGGGTTGAGGCTGACGGTCCCCTGACGAAGAAGGACTCCCTTGCTCATCTTGATACGCGGCGGACCCATTGCGATCGGGTTGCTCGAAAGCCCGGGCTGCGTGTAGCCGGACCCGCGAAGCGGTGAAACGTCCTTTAGGTAGTTGCCAAGCGGTAGGTCCGCGGGGCGACGACCCGGACGCCACGCAGCACCGACCGCCTTTTCGCGGACGTTTGCGAAGTGTGCCTTTGCGTCAGTAAGTTCGTTGACAGCCGCAATCTGCTTGCTGTTCATCGGCGTTCCGCGGAACTGGTCAACCTTGCTCTGAGCACGATTCACACGGTCAAGCGCCTGAAGGTACTGGGGGTTATCGGCAAGCGTGTTGAGTTCGACCTGATCCCTACGGTTACGCAAGCGAGGAACCAGTCTTGCTCCGCGCGCAGTCTGATTCTCGGTTCCGTTGTCGCGCATTGACACAGCGCGATCAATGAGTTGGTTGTACCCGGTCAACACTTCTTCGAGCGGCTTCGCTCCAAGCGCGACCGCCTGAGCGCGAATCTGGCTGCCGGTTGCAGTCGGTGCGGAGATACCGGTTGTGTCCTGCGCGACTGCCTGCGTCTTGGATGAGGTCTTGATTGCAGCAGCGACGTAGTTGTTGATCGCCGCTGGCGCGGTTGCGGGGTCAAGCCACTCATCCGGGATGCTCTTGAGCAGTTCAATGTTTTGCGAAATGTGCTGCTGCGTCGGAAGCGTCGTCCTGTCGCCAGTGGCCTTCAGGCTCTCAAGCTCCTTCGACCACATATTCAGGTACTCGTTACGCCCCCAATTGCGATCGGTGAACCCGGACGGCTTGTCAATAACGTTGAGCCCCTTGACGCGAAGCCATGCAGCGGCATCGGCAAGGTCACGCTGGCTGCGCGGTACCTTGTTCCGCGCCTTCACCACGCCAGCCATGTTGTCGGCCATGAAGCGGTCAATGGCTTCCTGTGCGCCGTAGGCGTCCTCGGTTGCCATCTTCTTGATGGCCGACTCGTAGCGCGACTGCGGAAGGTTCCCGAAGGCGCGCACAAGGAAGTCGGGCGCCTTGAACATCGGTTCGCCGAGCGGGTTCAACTTCTCGCCGACGGCAGTCGAGGCGGAGTCAATCTTCTTCAGCGCGGCGTTTGTGATCGGGTTCCCGCCGCGCGGCCCGCGAGGTATTTCGATTGCTGGCATGACAGGCATTGCGTCGCCAGACGGAGTGAGTTCAGGGGGCTTGACGATCTTCGGTCCACGGATGCGCCCCGGCTGCACGCCCTGCGCCGGGTAGATGTCCACCTTGCCAACGCGAGCGATCGGCTGCGGAGCGCCGGGGGGCGGAGGCGGGCTTCCCTTTGGACGGATCACGTAGTCCGGGGAGTTGGGGTTGTACTGACGCCCCGGCATCTTGGTCGTGGCGCGGTCTGCGTGAGTCAGGTAGCCACGCGCCCACTTACCCGCCTTTGCCGCAGCGCCCATCTTGACGTTCGTTGCGCCGCCCGCACCCGCGCTACGTGCTGCACGCGCTGACTGCGTTGCGTCGTACCACGCAGCGCCCTTTGCGGCGCCACCGATCGCCTTGCCGACAAGACCAGTACCGGCAGACGCTGCGCCGAGTACATCAAGCGTCGTACCGAACAAGTCATTGCCCATATTGTCCACAAGCTGTGATGCGCCGCCGCCACCGGCAAGGAACGGGTCAACGTACTTCTGCTTGTACGCCTCTGCTGGCGCAACGGTGTCACGAACGTATCGTTTCTTGGCGCGCGTTCCAGACTTCTTGGCTGCGCCCGGATTGACGATATTGACGAGCGGTGAACTGGCAATACCAAGATCAACCGCCTGCTTGAGCGCATCGGCACCGATGGCTGCTGGCGACTCAGCGAACTTGACGGCGCCACCGAGGAAGTTGCCAGCTTTTTCAGCGACCCAACCCCACGGCGTGTCATTCTGCATCGAACCGCCGCTCGCATCAGCATTTGCTTTTGCGTTTGCCGCGGACTGCTTGCGAAGCGTGTCGAGCCAACCTGACTGCTCGGCGGTGAGCGGTACGCCACCGAGATTCCTGATCCCCAGTTTCGGACCAGCAGGAGTGCGCGCTGCGGAACCGCCACCCGCTACTGATGCAGTGGTCGGCTTGCCCGTAATCCTCTTGCCGCTCGCCGGAGAAAGTACCCCGGGCTGTATGTACGAACTTGGCTGAACAACTTTGTTCCCGACTCGGTACGGCATGACCGGACCGTTGAGCCGAACGATCTGCCCGCTTTTGGTCTTTGCAAGGAGACCGGTAGTTGGCGCAGACGATGCAATCTTCCGCGTCGGGTTATTCTTGGCTTGATTCTTCTGGGCAGCAGCTCCGGCAGCGGCGACAGTCTTTCCGACGCTGCTTACGCCCTTCCCAACAAATGAGAAGATTGACTCGCTCATGGGAGGAGTTGCTTCAACTGAGTGATGACCTCGTTGATGTCGTCACCATTGAGTCCGCTGATGCTCCCAAGCCAGAGGCGGACGACGCTTGCGTTCTTCTTAGTCAGGCCGGGGAAGTTTGCGCGGCGCGCGTTGATGAAGCCAACAAGCGCCTGACGCTTTGCATTGATGTCCTCGTTTGCCCCGCCCCACGTTGAGTGGTTGCCTCCGGGCGGAGGAATCTGCCCGGCTTGAAGCGTCGGCGGGTTCCACGCCTTTTGAACGGTTGACTTCATCGAGTCGCCGTTGATTGCCTTTGGAACTTTTCCGGCTTTGCGAGCGGCAGCGGCGTCACGAATTGCTTGGGCACGGATTGCCGCAGCATCCTTTATTGCCTGTGCCCTGTCCTTTTCCGCCTGCGCCGTCATGTCCTGACCACGCGCCGTGAGTCCGCGTGCAGCAGCGCGGTCGCCGGAGATAATGAGCGAGTTGATCATGCTCTGGTCAAAGCCCATCAGCTTGAGGTCGTAGTCCTGCTGCGCCTTGTCAGCGGCAGCCTGAGAGTCTGAGATCCACTGATCCAACTTGAGGCGCTGGTCAACACGCTTCTGCGCATACTGGTTGAGCAGCCCAGATGCGTAGTTGGTCACGTAGGCATTGGTTGCGCCAGCCATCTTCTCGGCGCCGAGCGCGTCGGCGACTGACTGTTGACCGGCGAACAGTTCGCGACCGGTCTGCGCAGCGGCAGCCATGCCCTGCTGCGCCGCAAGAGCGTTCTGGTTTGGTGCGACGACGACGCCACCAGTGGCGCCCGCAACCTGCGGCGTCGTCATTGCCGATGCGACGTTGCCAGCGGAGCCCGCGTAGTTCTTGACGAGATCCTTGTAACCGCTGCTTGCGTTGGCCGAAAGCGTGCCAAGCGCCTTCGTCATCGCGCTCACACCGGGAATCGCAGTCTTGGTTACGTAGTCGTTGAAGTTGTTGTAGCCGGTGTCGAGTCCCGTCAAGTAGTCGGCGGCAAAGCCGTACCCCGAGTCGCGATACTTCTGATACGGGTCAACTGGCCCGCCGCCTCCACCGCCGTTGTCGCCATTCGGCGCACCGGGGAGTGCTGGCGCGGCGCCGCGGCGAACAACCATCTTTCTTCCACCCGCGCCGTTATCAATGAACGCAAGCTGATTCTTGGTTGCGCCTGCTCCGCCCGGGTTCAGCGCGGCAATGACACGACCGTTGCGATCAACGAGAAGGTCGCGCTGCCCAAGTCGCGTCTTGGCGCCGCGCTTGATGCTGAGGCCGCGCTGCGTCGCGATGTCGTAAGTGTTGGGGTCGGCAAGGGTCGTTGCCTTCCTGATTGCCCCACTCGGTGCGTAGCGGCGAACCATCGGGTCGGTCCCAAGCGTGACATCGGGACCGCCGTAGTTATTCAGGTTGGGGAGTGTGTATCGCCGTGCCATTAGAAGCGCCTATTGGTAGTCGTCGTTACTGCCATGAGATGACAATTCGTCCGTCGCCCGCGACCGTCTTGATCCAGCGCCCGGGGCCGTAAATCTGGTCGAGCGTCTTGGGCCCGGGGGTCGTGCCCTTTGCGTACACCTTGCGCCCCGGAGGACCGGCAGGCGAAGGCGTCCACCCCGGGTAGGGAGTCGGCTGGACCGGAGTCGGGATCCACCCGGCGTTGGGATCTGGCGCAGCAGGAGCCGGATCAACCGGAGCGGGCGGGGTGGGCGGAGGCTTTGCCGCCTCCTGCTGCAAGTTCCACGTGGTGTCGGAACCGTAAAGACCGCCGAGCGTTGTAATCGCCGACTGCACATTCTGATTGGTCGTCGTCGCGATCTGATTGATCTGCTGTGCGTACTGGCCGACGATCGCCCGCGCTTCCTCAGTCGTCCGCTGAAGCGCCGCACCGACCAACTGATCGCCGAATCCTGAGTAGGCCATACCTCGTGCGTTGGCCTGCGAGCGCGCCGCAATGACTGCCTGACGATCCCTCGATCCCAACTTGTCAGGCTGGTAGTTGACCATCAGCCCCTCGTTGACATCTGGCGTGCTGGTGTCGTCAACACCGAACGACACTCCGCCGTAGCCACGGAGCGCCTTGCGAACATTCTGGTTTGCAAGGCCCATCTGCGTGTTGGCCTGCGTCGTGAGCGAGTCGGGGCCAGTACCAAGCTGAGTCGCGAGGAGCGCGCGGGCTGCTGAGTTTGGACCGGCGCCGTTTGCAAACGCCCCTGCCCCCTGATTATTGATCGTGTCAATCGTGCCCTGATCAAGAGGAGCAATTGGCGTCTGCGTGAACGCGGACTTGATCGGCTGACGCGGAAGATACGTAACTGGACTGAAGTAATTAGTGGGCACTACAACTCCACAACAGTAAGTGTTGGGTATGAGGAACGGGGCATAACCAAATCACCGCGCCAGATCATCGTGTATTTATGATTTCCACTTGACGGAGTAACACTCCACGAACGGAAAAACTGTCCAGCGCTACTGATAAGCGCCGTATCTGCAACAGGATCTCCGTCAATAGAAATGCTGACATCCCTAGTAGCACCGGAACTTACGTAGAAGTTCCCTTCGATAAAGATGATGACGGGGCGACCGGACGTAGCAACGACGCCAGCAACGTCAGGTCCAACGTCCTTCCAAGTTGCGGAATTGACCTGAAAATCAAGGCCGACATACGTTCCGCCATACTTGGCGCGGAACAGTCCAAACCCGCGCTTGACGTTCTGGATTCCCAAACCGCTGCTGTTTTGCGCATCGCTCGAAGCAGTTTGCGGCGGGAAGAATGAAGTAAGCGACGACTGACGAAATGCGTCAGCAAGCGCCGCCGATTGCGCGGTCTGCGGAATGACATCGCCAGCGGGGAGGTTCACCTGCTGCGGATCTGCAAGTCCCCAATCAAACGTGCTCACGTGACCCGCCTTGTGTCGCGGAACGTGGCAACGACTTCCGGGATCTCTGAGTTCTTGAGTGTTGGACTCGTGGATGTCACTTCCACGCGCAACTGGTGAAGGCGCCCGGTCTTATTGATCTTGCGCTTGGAGCGATCAATACGGTTTGTCGTGTCACCGGTAATGGCGGTGAGCGACTTCGTTGAAGTGCTGTTCTCAAACAGACCGTCGCCGTGTGCTGTCGTGAGACTGAGCGATGAATACGACTGTGGAGAGTTCGTCCCGTCGTAGATGTTCGTGTGAACAGCGAGATCGCAGAACCGCGCCTCTCCCTCGACGCCCTGCGCCTGAGCAAGTCCGAATCCGGTCCATGCCTCCATAGCGGGGCCACCAGCGACGTAATCGGTAGATGATGCGTCGGTGGTCGTCTGCGCGGTGCGAGCAGTGACCTTTGTCCCGGTAATCATCGGCGCCGCGTCTGCGACGTAGCCGGTCATACCAGTCACGTACTGGCTTGTCCAAAGAAGCGCATTGACCTCGCCGGAGACTCGCGTCGAGTGCATTGCCTGCGCTGGCATGTTGGAGATGCGACCAAGCCACACCTGCTGGCGAAGGTCGTAGATGAACGTGCGGCGTTCCGGGTTGGATTCGTCAGGCCCGAGCTTTGCGGCAGTCGTCGCGGTGGCGTCAAGATTCCCGCACGAAACAATCAGGTAGCCGCCGATAACGCCGGAAGTCACCCACGAGCCGCTGTTGTACCCGCGCATGAGCCCCTGCCACTCTCGCTCGATGCGACCAGCGGTGATGTTCTGAATCTGGCCTGCGAGGTTGTAGAGGTAGATCCCGTCCTTGCCAGCCCAATACGACACGCCGTCCACGTTGATCGCCGAACGAAGGTCAACGCAGCCTGACCCGTTCGTGATCAACGTCTGCTCGAACGACGGGTGCGTGCCGTAGATCCCATAGACAGAGGCGCGCTTGAGCACAAGGAGCGGGCCGTTTGAGGGGAGAATGGCAACGACGGGATCACCGTCATACGCCGACGGAACATCAATCGGCATCATCAGGAAGTCGGCGACATCTACGAAATCGCTGTCCTCCGTTGGGTCATATGGCTCCACGGCAGTTGGAGCAATGCCCATGTTCCAGAGGGGGGGTGCCGCATATACCCGGTTGGGGTATGCGTTGACGCCAGTTCCCCAGAAGGAACCCTTGTGCACCGTTGCGTCCTTGAATGGGCAACGGCGAAGAACCTTGTATGCGGCGTTCGTCTGCGAAGTGACCGGCGAGCTGACGGTAATTGTCGAAGCGGTCGAGTCAACCGCGGTGATCGTCCCGATGTCGTGTGGGTCGCCGGGTGTGTTGTTTTGGATCATCAGCGCGTCGGCCATGACCCCCGACTTGGCGAAGATACTTCCGAGGTCAGCGCTCGACATCGTGATCGTTGACGAGGTGTTGCCAGACGAAACAGATGCGACAGTTCCCGTGTCATGGATGGATACGCACGGATACGTTGTGCCCACCGGAAGGACGTACACGGGAGCTGCGTCCGTGTAGGTGTCAGTCGTCGTTGCGTTCCTGATTCCCTCAACGGTGATCGTCTTGAGTGAGTCGTCAGTCGCAAGCGCACGGACAGAGAACATCGGCTGCTTAGAGTTCTTATTCGTTGCGCTCGACGCCCGATAGGTCGCGGTGATAAACGTGCCCTTTGAGGTCTTGACCGGCCACGTGATCGTTCCAGCCTTCAGCGACGCAGATCCCTTTGGCAGATACCAAGTTCCGCTGCCGGGGGTCGCAATGCCGTCGGCGTAACCGAACGACGCGCCCGCGTACCGAAGCAGCGGAGTCTCGCCGTCCTGCGCGCAGTAAATGACATCACCGCCGTACATGCAGCGCGGGATCCATGTAGTGCTGATGTCGGCTGGGTTCGTCCAGAGAGCGGTGCCGGTCGTCGTATCGTTGTGAGCGAACACGTAGCCCTCAACGTCGGTCGCCGTCGTGACGATGGACCCGGGGAACGGGTACGACATACGGTTGATGCCAACAAGCGCGTAGGTGGACGCCTTCGACGTTCCGTCGAGCGCCCATCCCCAGCGCTGGCGTGCGATCCCCTTCGGTGCGATCACATCTTGCGCGTAGGACGATTCGTTGAGGTTCAGCGCGTAGTCGGGAGCATCCGACCGGTAGCCGCCAGCAAACGGTCGCGAGATGCTGACAAGACGCATCAGCCCATCCACATCTGGTCGCGCCACGCGGGGGTCGCAACCCTGATGTCAGGCTCCTTCGCAGTCGCAAGCGCGGTCCTGCACTCGCGGAACGCGGCCTGATACTCGGCCATGTAGCGGTCAGCCTCGGTCGCAGCCTCGCCGCCGCCTTCCTGACGAAGCAGGCGCGAACAGGCGTAGGGGACCAAAAGGCGCGTGCGCCATTCAAGAGGCATGAGTGGCGTGTCTGCGTCGTTCTCAAGTTCGGTCTGGTACGCGCGGTAAAAGCAACCGATCACATACGCGGAATCCGGGCGTGGAAAGAACCGCACGCGCCCGTCCCACGCAGCCCAGAAGATCGGCTCACCGGATGACTCATTGTCCTGCGTTGAATAGGTCGCGTTCTCAAGACCGTCCCAAGTCATTGACTCAAGCCGGTAGCCGCCGTCGCCCGAGTCCATGACAAACGAGAACAGTTCCGAAACCTGCGTCCCGAGTGCCGATCCGATCGTTGCGTAGGTGTAGGTGTCGGCGCCAGCCTGAAGGGTGAACTCACCCTCCTTCAGCAGCCAGTTCCACGGGTCTCCGGTGAACGACACGGCAAGCAGGGCTTCGTTGATCGCAGCCTTTGCGCGAGCAACGTCAAACGAGTCGGAAGGGTCGCGACGCGATCCGTAGATCGCCTTTGTGTAAAGGTCTTGAAAGTCCCCGCTAGCCATCTGACGGGATGTCCCTTGTGATCTGAACCGGAGCCTCGTGGTGGAGATCCTTACGCCGGGCGACCCACACCATCTCCTCGGCTTTCTCCATGTTGTTCTCGATGCTGCGCTCGATGCGCGCCTGCTCGTTCATCTGCCACATGCGGTTCGACGTTCGACGCCACGCATCGAGATTGCCGATCCGCCATGCGTCTGCTTCGCGCTGCTTCTCAAGCACGCGGGCGTCAGGCTCGCCAGTCATCGGCTCGCCGGTCTCATCGTTGGTCAAACGCTTTGCCACCAGCCAACAGTGGCCTTCGCCGTCAGGGTCGGGATTGTTGACCCTTCGGGCAAGCCCGAGCTGGCCCGAGAACGAGTCCCGGGCCAGCCGAGCTTCGGCGTCGTATTCCGTCACCCTCCGGTGGATGTCATGAAGGTCGCCCTCCACGAAGTTCCAGTGGGGATACAGGAGTTCATTTACGACGCCGCCGAGTCTCATCTAGTAACCGAACGCGATGAAGCGGCAGGTGACAGATGACAGATCAGTGGAGGCGGCGACCTCGGGACCCGGGAGACCCGGCGAGGTAATCGTCCCACTCTTACTCGTGTAGTACGCCTTCAACTTCCCGTTGGTGTAGTCGTACTCGAAGATGTACCCAGCCGAGTTCGTAGGCTGAATGAACTCCACCTTCGACGGAAAGCCACAGGTGCTTGCGGAAAGCGCCTCTCCACCCGTCGCGTAGGACGAGTCGAACGTGATCGTTCCGGTCTTGTACTTGGTGTACCGACCAACGGTGTCGGTACGGGTGATGTTGACGGAAAGTGCCATGACTAGATGACCTAGTAGGCGCTTGCGACCTCGGAAATGTCGGCCAGCACCGCGTGGTCACGCGGACGGGTCGTCATCATTCCGAGGAAGCCGTCGAGGTAGGCAGCGACCGCAGCCGAGTGACCCTGACCGGTGGAGGCGTTCTTCAGGAAGAAGTCGTTGCCACCGAGGTTCACGAAGTTCAGCAGGTCGCCGGGCTTTGCAGCAGTGTTCTTCGGGCGCACGAACTTGATCGAGTCCTTCTTGAGAAGGTAGATCGAGTTACGCGGGCAGCGAGCGCCGCGGTAAAGCGGCACACCCAGCATCTCAAGCGGACGGCCAAAGCCGATGTCCGCCGTGCCATCCACCGTGTAGCGAAGGCCCGGAGTCATGATCTGGTGGTAAGCGGTCCACGAACCCAGCGAGGCGAAGCCTGCGTAGGAGCCGTCGGGGTGCTTGCCAGAGCGACGGGCGATCTTGTTGAACGTCTGGTGAATCAGCTCCTCGGTCAGCGGACGAAGCGTCCCCGAGTTGCCGTTGACCACTGACTTCCAGTAACCCTTACCGGAAGCGGTGCGGTCAATGCTCATGTAGGTGTTGCTGTCGCTTACAGCGGCCTTTAGGCCGGGGAACTCAAGCGAGTTGAACGCGCCACCCGAGGCCCACGTGCCACTGCGAACCACAACGCCAGCGCTGGTGGCGCTGGTCATGGTTGCCGAGCAGGTGAGGACATCGGTGGACTCGTTGATGTCCGACACGGTGAAGCCAGTCACCTGCTGAGCGCCGGTCGTACCGTGAACAACGTCGTAACGAGCGCGGTTGGCGTCGTCAATCCACACGTAACGGTCGCGGTCAATCTGCGAGGTCGTGGTGGCGTCGAGCGTGACGGTCGAACCCGACGAAGAAGCGACGTTGGCGAGCACGCCAGTACCGTCACCCCAAGCCTGACGCTCGATGTCGGAGGACATAGCCTCCTTTGCGGCGGTCATCTTCTCCGCCATGATCGGCACAGCGGCAGCCTCGGTGCTCTCAAGCAGGGCCAGTTCCTCCATCGTGAAGGACACAGCGTGCGAGAGGTGCGCGAGGTTGACCTGAGCCTCGTCATAGGTGGGGTCGCCCGGGCTGGGGAAGTCCCCGCCCTGCGAGATGGTGCCCTGACCAAGCGAGTCACCAATACGGAGCTTCAGGTAGGTGCGGCGACCTTCGACATCCACGCTTACGCGCGAGTCGGTGTAAGAACCCAGCCAGCCAAGCAGCGTGCCCGGCTCACTCAGAAGCTCGTAGTTGAGCCCCGGGAGCCAAACGTCCTTGGCGAAGGCTGAAGTCGCGGAATAAAGCGACATTTAGGATCAGTCTCCTTATGGAAAGAATGAGTGCAAAAATTGATTTCTCTGCACCGTCCTCCCGGGGACTTCGCCCACCCGCCAGAGCAAACCGCCGTGCGTCTGTGAATATACACAAACGCACGGCTGTCATGCCCTAGCGAATGATAATTCCCATAATCAACCGGGGAACTGCGACTCCATGTAACTGCGTGCCTCTGCCAGCGAACGCGGAGGCTGCTCCGGCGATGCGGGAAGGCCACCGGGCGAGAAGCCCTGCGGCGCCTGCGACTGCTGCTGCGCCATCGAAGCGACTGCGGAGCGACGCCACTCATCAAAGTCCTTGAACGCCTGATCAATTGACTGCGAGATGTTGCCGCCCGACTGAGCGTAGTCAGCGGCGCGAGGAGCGAGGAAGGCCATATCGGAATCGTTGAGGCCGTGCTGCGCCTTCAACTGATCCATTCCGCGGGTGAACTCCTCGACCTGCTGACGATCCTGATACTGCTGCTCCAACTGCTGCTGAAAACCCTGAAGTTCCTGCTGCATATCGCGCTGCCAGATCTCGCGAAGCTGATAGGCGTCAATGCCCTGCGCAGCGGCGTCGGCGTAGTCCTGCTGCGAGGGAACGCCCTGCTGCGCGTAAGGGTCGTACCCCTGCTGCTGATAGCCCTGCGTGGCAAACGGATCCTGACGATGCTGCCACGCCTGCTGGATGGCTTCCTGCGCCTCACCCCACGACATCCCTTCCGGGAGTTCATTGCCCTGAAGCATCCGCTCAAGCATGTAGCCGCGAGTGTCGCGGTTGCCAAGCGCCTGCCAGCCGTCATACGCCTGACGAACCTCGTAGGGGTTCACCTCGTCAGGCTGCCAACCGGCCTGCTGCCACGGCTCCCAAGCGTTGTTCTGCGGCTCTGCCGGAGCCTCCGGCTGCGGAGGATCTGCGTTCTCCATCCCCTGCGGGGGAAAGTCCGTGCTCATTCTGCGTACTCCTCATCGGTGGTTTCAATCTCGTCGCTTACCCACTGCTCAGGATCGTCCTGAACGTCAATACGAGGAGGCTCGATGTCGGGGAGGTCAATCTTCTCGTAGATGACCATGCCCGCCTTCTGAAGATTCTCCCGAATCTCCTGTGCGTAGAGGAGGCCGCGATCCGCCACTGCAAGGATCGCCTCAACCTCCTTCGAGAACCCCTGACCGAAGCCGGACTGGATGATCTCTGACGATGCTGTGCTCAATTAGTTCGCTCCTGCGATTGCCATTGTGTTTGCTGCTGGCGCCGTTCCCCCGGGCTGCTTCGGAGGAGATGGCTGACCCTTCGGGGCTGGCTGCGAGCCCTGCGGGTTCTGCTGATCGGGCGGAGGCATCTGCTGACCAATGCCCATCAGCGTGTGCGTCATCATCTTCTTGTGCTGCTCCGCGTGTTCACGGGCTGCCTGACGCACGAGGGGGTGAACGGCATCGAAGCCGTCGGCAAGACGCCAGTCGTCCAGCGTCCGAAGGTGCTGCGCGTGATCATCGAAATCCTCGACGGATGGAATGACGACTCCCGCATCGCGCAGAAGTTCAAGGACTGTCGGCGGCTGGATTCCAGATGCGGCAAGCGTCTGAATCGGGTCGCCGCCCTGCGCCTGCGCCATCTGCGCAGCCTGCATGTACTTCGACTGAAGTCCCTGAAAGTCGGTCCAGATCTGATCGCGCTGGGGAAGGGTCGCGAGCGCCGCAAGCGCGTTGTTCTCACGCTTCTGACGGTTCCTCTGCGCGGTCTCTGCGCCGATGAACTCCTCGTAGTCGCCCTCCATGAAGCGGGCCACATACGGACGGATGTCGCCGCCGACGATCGGGGCCAACTGCATGAGCGTTTGAAACTGCATGGCGCGGCTCTGCGGAAGGATCGAGGCGGTGATCCGAACGTCCTCCGCGCCCTTGATCTGCGCTCCGGTGAAGGCACGCAGTTCGTTTGCGTCGTCCACTCCCGGAGCGGAAATCAGGCGCGGCATGACGTAGTACTTTGCAACCAGAGAGAGCGAGCGCGAAAGCCCCCACTCAACGGCGGTTGCCACCTGCGCGGCGGTCCCGGAAAGCTGAGTTTCCGCGTTCTGCGCAAGGGTCTGGATGCCGATGGCCGACTCGACGCCCTGACCGGGAGAGAAGCCGCGAAGCGCCTCAGACTGGTTGGCGATCTCCGCCATCTGCGAAATGCACCATTGGAGGTGCTGAGTCAGCATCGCAACCGGCTCGCTCGGGGTCGGCATGAAGTGCGGATCCCCGATGGGATGCACTTCGATGAGGCCCTTATCGTTGTATATCTCTTGCTGGCGCACGGCGCCGACAGGCACGATGAGCGGAGGACGCGCCACGCGCTCAAGCCACTCGTGAAGGAGCGACAGGATCCGATTGAAGCGCTGCTGAATCGGGCGAAGTTCATCCACCGTCCCGCGACAGCGGACAAAGTGACCGCCGTCGGGCTTCGGATTGAACGGGCGGTAGGGAAGATCGGACTCCATGAAGTCCTCGATCATCAACGGAATCCCCGGAGCGCGGTCCAGCCAGCGGATGTGGCAGCCCTTCGGCCAGTCACCGCCCGGCTTGATGTACGCCTCGTGAACCAAGAACTCATCGCGGCCCGGAACGATGCGGTTGGAGTTTGCAGTTCCATCGTCATCGAGGGAAACCGGCGCGGCGACATCGGCCCGCGGGTTGAAGCCGGAAGTCGTCGCGGCGCCTGACTGCGACGACTGCTTCAGGATGTCGTCAACCTTCTTGCCGGTCTGCTGCTCGATGATCGAGCGCGGGAACACGCGCGACTCCATGACCCAGCGGGCGTCGGTCCACTTCGCCGCGCTCGGATCAACCGAGATGGCGCCGGGACGCACAACGCGCCAAACGACCTCGCCCATTTTCATCGGGCGGTATTCCCAGAGGGAGTTCCCCTCTGGATCCTCCATCTCAAGTGCTTCGTACTCCTCGCGGGACACGACCGGCTTGCCGGTCTCGCGGCTGAACGGGATGTACGTGACCTCGCCAGCGTTTGAGTCGAAGTACACGTGGAGGAACGACACGCCGTCAATCTCGCCGTTCAAAACCAGTTCGCGGATCGCGCCGCCGACGTTCCAACCTCCCTCGTCCCACTTTGACGCGATGAGCTTGGTCGCCTGACGCGCTGCGTCAATGGTGTTCTGATCGCGGTTGCGCGGGACGACCTCATATGGCGGGCGGCTTGCGGTCAGCATCGAAACCCGACCATCGGTCATTTGGCGAAGGCGGTTGAACGTGTCGCGACGACGACCGCGAGGAGAGTCCATCAGCAGTTCGAGTCGCCCTGATGAAAAGCCAGAGCCCGGACGAGCGCGCATCCACTGCTCGCCCCGGTACATAAAGCGGTTCATCTGCCAGCGGTTTCGCTCCTGCTTGGCAAGTTCGCGACCGGTGCTGATCATCCGCTGCAAGGCACCGGCTGCGTCGCCCTTGCCCTTGTAGTAGCCAGTCATCGGCGACGGGAGCGCGTTAGTCGTCATCAGTTCCTTCCAGATGCAGGAGTTGCGGTGCCGCTTGAGTCACGCGCTCCGGTCCCGGTTGCGGAACAGGTGAGCGCGAGAAGCAGGCCAGCAGTGGTGATCGCGTTTGCGGGGTAGGCGGTTCCAGACTGAGAGCGACCGGTGTCGCCGCTGGCCGTTCCCGCCGTCCCGCGAGCGCCGCCTGTCGCGGAACCGGTGGCCGAACGCCCTGAGGCGGGAGACATCGCGTCGGCGACGCCGCGCTTGGATCCGTAGCGCGGGAAAAACGTGAACACGCCTTCGATGCTCGCGCTGATGAACACTGATGGCGTGATGTTCGGAGTCGGCGCGGTGGCGCTTGCGGTGGCGGCTGCGGCTGGCGGGTTGAAGCCATCAACAAGCGTCGGTGCGGTGGCGCCTGCGGCGCTCGCCGCGGCGACGACCGCAACGATGTAGGAGATCGCGGGAGCGGTTCCGCCTGCGCCCGCGGCAGCGGCGGGGGGCTGCGGCGCGATGCTGAACGCTGGTGCCGTCGTGGATGCGCTGGCGCTTGCGGCGACGGCGGTGACGACTTCTGCTTCCTGTGGCGCGGTGCCCGCTGCGGTGGAAACTGCTGCGGGAACGTAGATCGTGATCGAGAGCGCCGGAGCCGTGCGCGCCGCCGTTGCCGCGCCTGCGGTTGCGGAGATCGAGAGCGTCGGAACTGGCGCGGTCGCCGCTGCGGTTGCGAGTGCCGACGTTGGGCCAAAGGCTTCGGTAAGCGCCGGGGCGGTTCCTGCTGCGGTCGCTGCGGCGCTCGGCGCAGCAACGCCGACGCTTGCCGCAGGCGCGCTCGTCGCGGCGGTTGCGCTTCCTGCGGGGACCGCAACGCTCTCGGCTACTGCTGGCGCGGTGGCTGCGGCGGTCGCTGCGGCGCTCGTCGCGGTGACGCTGATCGAGAGCGTGGGGGCGGTCGCTCCTCCTGTCGCGGCGCAGGCGACCGGAACCGTGCGAACGCTTGCGACGGGCGCCGTCGCTGCGGCGGTCGCTGCGCCTGCGACGCCGACGATGCTCGCGTTCTTGGAGCCGGAGAGGAGGAGGGTGAGGGTCATTGGTTAGGCGGCGCTACGCGATGCCCTGAACCGTGAGACAACGGTGTGCGACTTGGCACGTTCCTACATTGCTTCGATACTGAAGCGTGAACGTATTTGTTCCAGCAGTAAGACCAGTCAAGACAAAGGTTCTTGCAGCCGTAGTGTATGCAGACGTTGAAGTGGACTCGATATCCCAAGTGTCGCTGGCGGCAAGCGTCGTGGCTCCAGACACGGCAACCGAAACGCATGATTGCGCACTCGCTGAGGCGCTTATGTGCGATGCAATGGCAACTAGGGCAGTGGTGCCAGTTGAGAGGGTGAGGCTTCCATTTGTTCCGGGCGTTCCCGTCAGGGTTGCGGTGTAAGTATTGGAAGTGGTTTGGCCCGTATTTGACGTGCGCGTTCCAACAGGGGTGATGCAAACCCACGACGAACCGTTATAGATCGTCTGAATGCCCGTCGGCACTGCTGTAAACTCGCCTGTAGCGGCGGCCACGGTTGAACCAGTGATGTACGCCCGCATTCCTTCAGTTGCATTAGCACTAGGAATTGCGGTATCGCGGGCGGTTTCTGTTGCGAATACCATATCGTCTGGAACCCATTGCGCCCATGTGCTGTAAGTCCAATAACGCGAGGTATCGGTTTCATAAATCTGCTGCCCAGCAAACGGACTCGCGGGCCGGGTGCTAGAGGTGCAGATGATCGTGCCGGTGGTGACGGCGGGCCACTGGGTCGCTTGGACGATCTTGGATACGCGGAGGAAGGCTCTGCCGTTGCTGTCGTTCCAGATGTAACCGTTTGCGTTGTTGCGGAAAGCGGTAACCGCAAACGTGTGGACGCCAGCAGCAGGCGTCATCCGAAATGAGGCAAATGCAGGCGCTAGGATTTGGGCGTTGTTACCAGACCCGGTTACCGTCAAGCGCCCCTGATTTGCACCGTCATAAAGCAGGTTTGTGATAACCGTGTTGCCAGATGCGTTAGCCGGAGCATCAACACGGCTCGCGTAAAACTCAACCAACACCGGGCTTCCATCGCACACAACTGTCAGTGAGGGGATAACGCTCGTGCCGGATGCACCCTCGGAAGTGCTGGAAACTGTCACAATGCTCGTGATCTGCGAGTAGCCCAACTCCACCAGCCCGCCGCTTGCGGTGACTACCTGAGTATCTGTGAGGACGGTCATTAGGCAGCCTTGACGCGGATTGGTGTCGCGCTCATGTAGATGCTGTAGAACGAGACAGTTCCGCCTATGTTCGCGTTAGTCCAGACAAGCGCAATCGTCTGACTGGCGGCAGTTACCGTCCCCCGCTTCTGTGCGCCGAGAACGTAACTCGACCCCGCCCCGCCGCTTGCAAGCGAGTCTGAGCCATCCCAACTGCCCGGCACGGCGCTTGCGTATGAGATGAAGACTCCCGGCGCTGGTGAGGAGTTGCTCGTCTTGGCGCTTGCGTTGACGAGAGTGATGTAGTCGCCAGCGAGTGGAGCCGTAATCGTCGGAGAACCGCTCAGGCCGCTGTTGACATAGCTACTTGTTGATCCCGTGGCCGGTGACGAGTAGGTGCCCACCGCGCTGGCGGTGAGGGGCGCACCACCAATGAACTTCCACGGGTATGTCCCACTCGCGTCGTACTGCAAGAGCCAGTACACGCCGTTCGTCGCGTCGGCGGCGTAGATCACCTGATCCCCAAACGATGGCGACGCGGGAAGCGTGATGACAATCGGCGGCGTGTAGGTCGCGGTCATTCCGCCGCGAGGCGTGTCGGGGATCGCCTTGATGATGTAGTTCGTCACCACGAAGGGCGACATGTTGCCGCCTGAGCCGCCCGCGTTGGTTGGATTGCCGGTTGGGTCGCCGGAAATAGTCGGGGCATTCCACCCATTTAGGGGACTACCGCCAGCGTTATAGAGGGTGCTAAGACGACTTCCCGGCGTAAGGTGCGTGTGATCCTGCATACGCTCGTCACCGCCGAACGCACCTAGCGAACGCGCAGTAAGCGCGGTCCCGCCGCTAATCGCGCCAGTCCCGGACCCGCCCTGCTGCGCCCCTGTGCCAGCCCCGATGGGATGGCGACCGCGCATATCCGGCACGTTGAACGTCGTGGACCCGTCGCCTGATCCGAACGTCGTGCCAACGGTGGAGAACAAGTTGGAGTAAGTGCTGCGCGAAACCGCAGACCCATCACAGAGCAGCCAGCCGGTCGGGGCCGACGAGCCTGCGTATGCCTGCAAGGAACCGACCGGAACGGCAGGAACCGAAGTGACGTATGCGCCACCGATCTGCGACATCAGTCACTCTCCGTGAGGTACGAACAGGTCTGCGTACCGCTAGAGGCAATCGCGAAGATTGCGGCGTTTGGACTCTTGTCAATCACAAGCGTCTGCCCCGGCGACAGGCGAATCCCGTTATTCGCGGTGATGCCAGTTGCGCCGATGTACACGTAGTCGTTTCCGAGGTTCTGGATCGTCACCGAGCGGCGCGTGGAGCCAGAGGCGAGAAACTGCGCTGCGGAGGTAGTCACCGAACCCTGCCCGTGCGCGATGGTCGCGCCGCGCTCGACGACAGTCCACGGACCAGAGGCTTGAGTGACTGCGCCAACGGTACTGGCGCCAGCGCCAAGAACCACGTTGACGGTGCGCTTGATGTCAACGGCGAGCCCGTAGGTCGCGTCAACGGCAGCCTTGCCGCTGCCGTCAAGCGTCCCGTCCATCAGCTTCACATACTGGACCTTGACTGTTCCAAGCGTGCCGTCGGTGACTTCATCGGCGGCAACGGTCGAGCCACCGGACATTGCGTTGAGCGTGACGTTATCTGCCATCGCTCAGTCCCTACGAAGCCGTGATCTTGAGGACGCCATCCGTGGTGTCCCATGCGATCGAGAAGGTTCCCGAAGTCACCGTTTCGTCGCCGCCAAAGTTCACGTACCCAAGAAGCGGAGAGGTTCCCGCAACTCCGGTGTCCTTATAGACAACCGCATAACGGCAGGTGAACGTCGCAGACGACCACGTTGAGGTCGCGGCACGAAGCGAAAGCACGTTTGACGTTGCGTCGTAGTTGGTGCTCTTGGTTCCGAGCGTCGCGCCGCCAGTCGTGTAGCCGGTGCCAGACGACGAAACCTCGTTCGTCAGATCTGAGTAGTAGGTGTTGGTGTCCTGATTCGGCGAGTAGGTGGAGGTGCAGAGCGCGACCTTGATCGTGTCCGTCACCCAATCCACGCGGCGCGCCGCAGTGGATGAATACTGCCCCTCAAGAGCCTTGCCATACCAGTAGGAAGTAACCGCCATCTAGGGTCCTCAGTCCAGTCGAAGTGAGATTTCGCCCGGCTTGAAGATGAGGGTGTCGTACTTCGACACACTCACAACCGGTGCAGGGGTTGCGTAGAAAAGAACATGGCCGCTAGTTGCGGCGTCGAGAATTGCCACCGTCGTCACCGTCCCCCATTCAGAAGCAGCAGTCGGAAAAACGACAGCGAGCGCGTTTGCCTTCGTCCCAGATGACGAAGCGGGCCAGTTGGTTGCGTTGTTGGGAACAGCCACCCGTGCGTATTCAGCCGCGGAGACCTCTCCGGGCGAAGCGCCTGACGACGGGTCTGAGAGCGCCTGATTCCAGAGGCCCACATAGACAGTCGAAGGCGGCGTGTAGGAGCCTCCTCCGAGCAGGAAGTCAAGAAGCTTGTTCTCCAAGTAGAGGGACGCGCTTCCCACACCTAGTTACCCGCCGTCGTCACACGAAGAACCTGCGTGCCGGTCGCGACGATGCCGTACCACGCCTGCTTGGGAACGCTGTCCTCGCGGTGCTGCTGCACGATCTCAAGCGTCGTGTTCTGAAGCAGCGGGTGTCCGTTTGCGGTCGTCACACCTGCGCCGCCGACATAGACGGTGGTTGAGTTCGGGTTGTGGATCAGGATGCGCCGACGCAGCGGGTCCGGTGCGGCCAGCGAGGTCGCGGTGGTCGCGACGGTTACGGCGGTGTTCGTCACGGCCATTAGTTTGCGTACTCCTCAGAGTTGATCAGTTGAAGGTCGTCGTCCCATGTGATCTCCACAGGAGCGGCGATGTCGTCGGCCTTCGGGAACTCCCGTCCGTCCGGCTCGAAGGTCTCGGCGATGGCAGCAAGGCGCGGAGCGTCTGGTGCCTGAATACGATCGAGAAGGCGGTCGCGCTCGACCGCTGCGGTCTGAAGCACCCAGACAAAGAGCGCCAACTGCGCGAGCGCCACAACCCCGAGAGCAATGACGGCGGCAATCATGCTGACCACACCGTTCGCTTGTGCCCCGTATAACGAGTTCCGCCAAGAGGCTTCGACGGCACAACTCCTGCGGGGTTTTTCGGTGCGTAGGGGTACTCAGAGCGCGGCATCCGTGAATGATCTGGACGCTTCGACGGATCGTCGTCAACGGGCCAATGTGGTTCGCTTGGAAGGCGCGTTTTATTGACAAGCTGCGACCATTGCGACGGTCGGCGAAAATTGTACTTATCGCCAAACGGCGACATTGGTGCAAGATTTCGAGGAATCGCCGGAATTAGACGCTTGATGTTTCCCAAGCCGTTCACTTGACAGCTTTCTTCTTGCGATAGGCGGCGAGAAGCGCTGCGCCGTTGACGGGCTTGCCACTTTTCACGTGGCCGGGGAGGTTCTTGAACGTCCCCTTACTCTTGTCAAGGAACTCGCGCGCCTTGTCGGGCGTCAGGCCGGGACGCTTGATCTTTCCGCTTGCGACCGCGGCCATGAACTTGAACTGAGCCTGCGATACGGCGGGCATTAGGCCGTCGCTCCAAGTGGATACATGTATGGCCCGCGACGAACCGGCATGTTGCTTCGCGCCGGGCTGCGAGGAGGGGCGACGGGCATCCGAACCGCCGAAGCACGCGAATCCATTGGGCCGGTAGCACCCTGATTGCGCCCGTAGTAGAGATTGAGCGCCTGCCCCATATCAAGGCCGTTAATGGGGTGATGAACGCTATCTCCGGGTACGGCACGACGGATGATGGGAGCAGGGCCAAACGGCGTTGGAACGGTGCTTGCAATAAGCGGCGCCTGCGGAAGGAAAGGGGGACGGTTAGGGGAACGAGGGTCGCGAGAGTACGGCCAAACCGCGCCACCGGCATCGCCCTGAGTTGTGCTGTTCCCGTATGCCATTACCTCACCGCCGGATGCGTCGCTTGCCAGTAAGCGGCGTCGCGCTGCATGACGTTGTTCTCAAGAAGGCGATCACGCTGGGTAAGCATTGCGGCGTTGTCGTAAATCGGCCAACGCCCGCGGTTGATGTCGCCCTTCCAAATGGCGTAAAGCTTGCGAGGGTCATTGACGACCTGACCGCCAGCGCCAGTATGAATGTACGAGGGGACCGAGACTTCCTTACCGGCGTTTGGACCATCTGGAATCTGAAGCCCAACTGCGCGAATCGTGGTAAGCGCACCGTTAGGCTGAACAAGCGGCGACTTGAAACCGCGTCGGCTGTAGATGACCTTGTTGATCTCCTGCGGCGAATAGCCCATCTGCTGAAGCTGCCCGATGCTGTACATGGGAGGTGCCATATCTACGACCCAACCTTGATCGCCGGAGGACGGACGGTCACAGGGGCCACGGCATCGAGCGCCGGGTTCTTCTTGCGCGGAGCCATCGTGGGCTTCGCGGGCTCGGGCTTTGCGTCGCTCGGCTCTGCGGCGTCGCTTGCGCTCTCAAGTGATGCAGTCATCTGCCAGCGCCACTTCTTGTGCATGGAATCGCGGTCGGCGAGGAAATTGGAGACCCCCTGCTCGTCCGCCGCTTGCGCTGCGTGATACGCCTCGCCGATGCACTTGATGACGCCATCGTTGAGCGCGATCAGTTCCTTGAGGAGCGCCTGATCGTCGTTGACGACGCCATTTGGCCCCTTCGCCTTCGATGCGATCTCACCGATGGATGAGACTGGGAACTCACCGAGCCTGCGAAGGTTCTCGGCGTATGAGTCGAGGGACTTCCAGATGTCTTTGTAGATGTCCTCGAAGAACTCGTGGAACTGCGGGAAGTCGTCGCCGGTCACGTTCCAGTGGGCGGCGTGCGTGCGGTAGTAGAGGACCGTCGCTTCTGCGAGGCAGTCGTTCAACTTGTCCCCAAGCGCGCTCATGCTGCTAGCGACCGCCGAACATGGCGGGAATCCCCATCATCGTCGCCATGCCAGAGCCGCCCTTCGGGAAGAACGAGCGAACGCCGTCCATGCGACCCGGCGTCGGGAAGCGCGGCGGGGGAGGAGGCAGGGGAACCATCTGAACCGGCTGCGCGGCCATCATCTGCTTGTAGCGCTCGACGGCGGCGGGAGGGAGGCGGTAGGGGTTCATGCTGCGGCCTTCTTCTTCGTGACCTGTCGCGGCGACTGGTCGTCGTCGGGGTCGTGGGATGAGGGGGCGCTGGAAGCGGGCGAAGTCTCAGTGCCGCTCTGGAGCAAGCGGAGGAGAGTGTCCTGATCCACGGTCACTGGAGCGCCCGCTTCCAGCTCGGCGACGCGGGCTGAGAGCGTCGCGATCTGCTGCTCCTTGTCCTTCACATCTGCGAGGAGGAGCGCGTAGTCCCTGTTCGTGAGGTTCGCGAACGGGGAACCGTCGAGACCGAGCGCGAAGCGAAGGATCTCGGTCGAGAGGTAGAGGGTGTTGAGCCGCATCTGCCCGGTCGCCGCTGCGTTGGGGTCCGGGTCGAAGTACCGGAAGTCGGTCTCAAGGTAGGGACCGGCGTCGGGCGTCGAGTTTCCGGTCAGCGGACACTTGCGCGGAAGATGGTTTGGAACTTCAACCCACTGATAAGCCATCGCTGGCGGAGCCCCCTCTTGACGTCAGAGTGAATATAAGCATATTCATGCCCACGGATGTCTATGCTATGCGTACTTGAGCGAAGCCGTTGACATCTGGCGCGGGTACGACCCACTTCCTGCGCAGACCGCGTTCCACACTTCCACCGCGAAGTGGCGGCTCTACGCTGGGGCGGTTGGCGCCGGTAAGACCAAGGCGGGATCTCGCGAAGCGATCCGTGTCGCGATCGAGTACCCCAAGAGTCTCGGGATCATCGGGCGTAAGGAGTACCGCCCACTGATGGACTCCACGTGGCGAACCTTCATGCGCGAGATCGAGATGACGGGGCTCGTCGAAGCGGGACTCGTGAAGATCACTGGCGGCAAGGCTGCCTCGTCGCCGCCGCACGTGACGTTCTGGAACGGTTCGGAGATCATGTTCCGTAACGCCAAGAGCGAGCAGAACTTCCTCGGAGTCGAGCCTGACTGGGTTTATATTGACGAGGGGTCAGAGGTCGCAGACGAGGTGTACGAGATGCTGGGCGCCGGTCGTCTGCGCGGTACTCCGAACCCAGAAGGCAAGACGATCTCCAAGAGGACCGTGGCGGGGAAGGAGATCGAGGTCAGGGTCTCAGGACCGCTTCGCATCTGGATCACCTGTAACCCGGGTCCGTCGAACTTCATCCGTCGAAACTTCGTTCCGCCCGGGACTCGCGGCAAGCGAAGCAAGGGCTTCGATATGTTCGCGGCGCGGACTGACGAGAACCCGTATCTGCCCCCGGAGTATGTGGCGGAGATCTCATCTCGGTTCACCGGAGCGCGTCACGCGGCATACGTTCGTGGAGATTGGGGCGCGTTCGAGGGTCAGGTATTTGTGGAGTTCGATCCTGACGTTCACGTGGTGGATAACGTGGACGCGGGCTCGCTTCGCGGGAAGCTGATCGTTGAAGGCTGGGACTTCGGTCGCGCGGTGGAGACTGCGGTGGTCTGGATGGCGGTGGACGAAGAAGGCGAGGAGCCGATCGTCGTATTCGCCGACTACGGACGCGCTGAAGCGGACCCGTCGGAACATGCTCAAGCAGTCAAGGAGATGCGCGCACGGTTCGGGATCACCGAAGTCATGGCGATCGGCGACCCTGCGGGACGTCAGCGGGGAGTCTCTGGCTCCTATATGGAGGAGTACGCGCGTCAGGGCATCTACATCGCGCCGTGCGACAAGGGAAAGCGGCAGGGGGTTCGTGATCAGCGGTTGGCGCAGCTTTTGAACATGCGCGTCGTTGGAACCGAAGGCCGCGTTCCGGGTCTGGTCATCTGTCGGCGGTGCGAGGGTCTGATTGACTCGATCACCGCAGCGCGATACCGCGAAGGCGGGCGCGTGGACCGCGATCGGCCTGATGAGCGCATCAAGAAAGACGACCACAGGCTCGACGCGCTGGAATACGCGCTGATGGCTGCTCCTCCTCCCATGACGGACGCTTCTCGGGGCGCTCCGAAGTGGCGCGAGTGGGTTGAGCAAGGGATCGTGGTCCCCAGCGCCGAGGATGCGCTTCGTATTTCCTCCGGGGGGCTGTTCTAGGGCCTGAAGTTCTGGGTTCTGAGGTCGTGAGGTGGGGGTTTTCGCGGTTCGCGGAGCGCGTTGCGTGTGGTTTTGCGTGGCGTGATGCGTGTTTTCAATTTGGGGCCGTGGTTTTGCGTGCAAGGGAACCCATATAAAGACCCCAGCCCCGATTCCCGCGGCCCTACCCCCCTCTACCCCCCGGGGGGAGTGCCGAAGGGCCGGGAATCGCCTGTCAGGGCTTCGCAGGGGGTATCCAGATCGGCTAGCAGCACCGGTCAGGAGTGGTATGCCGGGGGTCGTGTTCGCAATGGGGACGGTTTGCGACCACAGGGGAGGGTGTCAGGGTGGCGACGCCCGATGACTCCATGACTAGCGGGGACGTTCGGCGGGCGGGGCGGGCCTAGTGAGGCCCGCCCGCCGAACCTCCCCGCATGGGGTCATCCCGTGGTGATGATTTCGCCGCCGTTCTTCCGCCAGTCTTGCTTAGGTGTCGCGAGGGTGGCAGGGTGGCGACATACGTAGTAGCCGCCACCCTTCTACTGCCATAGTGCGTCTGTCATGGAAGGTGGCCAACCTTCCGCCACCCTTCCGCCGAGGTGCGTCTGCCGACAGGGACAAATATTATGGGATTACTAAGCCTCGCTCGTCACCCTTGACAGACGAAACGCCGTCCGTCATAGTGGACAACACAAGGCACGACGAAACGAAGGAGCAACACTATGAGCAACAGCACGGCAAGCGTGACCATCTCAATCCTGCACAACACTCCCGGTGAGTCGTCGCAGCAGGTGGAGATTACGGCGGGAGCCGCCGCGAACCTCGCGGAGGCGATCCGCGACCGTGGCCGCCACCTTTCGGTGGGCATGGTCACTCCGGAGGTTGAGCAGGCGTATCAGGCCTTTTACGCCATCGCCGCCGCGCTGGAGGCGCAGGCATGAGCATCAACATCGGCGGCATCCGAATCCCCACCACGGCCACCTGCCCGGAGTGCGGGCGCACCTTCGACCTTCTCGATGAGGAGCAGGCCGGGGAGTGGTACTACGGCCACGACTGCGAGGAGAACTAGCAGCGCCACCACGCCCGCCCCCGCCGGGGGGCCGCGCCCCGGTTCGACTCCGGGGGCGGGCCATGCAGTCCCGATAGTGCAACCCTTCCCAAGAAGCTAAGGAGCGACAATATGAACAACACGACAACCGACACAAGCGCGAAGGCACGCGCCGCATGGCGTGCGGCTATCGAGGCTCACGCGGCGCACGTTGCCCGAATCTTTGAGTACGCGGCAGACCACCCGCCGGAGGATATCGGCCCCGACGAAATCACGAGCGCCGCAATGGTGGCGCAGGGCGCATCACGGGAGGCCCGCTACATCATCGCGGGTAACGCAAGGATGAGCGAGGCCGTTAGCGAGGTGGGCGACTCGCTGGCC